GTATCTTCTCCTCTACCAGTAGAATTTTTACGTTTCTCCTGGACTGGGACTGATACTTCTCGTGAAGGTCTCGGCCTTTCAATAGGATCTTCGTCTAATGGACAATACCCTATCATATACTATATTTTACAAATTAATTTCGACTGATTTTTTCTTTCGACCACGTTTAGCTTTGGTCTGAGTAACTTTAACTTCACGTAATTCTCCATCACCCCCTCCTTCGACATCACCTGGTGTTGGTGCTTCGGCAATATCGGAAATATCGTCATCTTCGTCATCGTCTAATACAACTGGTTCTTGAGCTGGAATACTTGTTGTGTTCATGGGTGGTGTTGGTGGCATCATAATGTTACCCATGAGACTAGAAATATCAAACCCTGGACCTTGCATTTCGTGTTTACCATCACTCGAAGGTTCTGAACCCTGTTGTGATTTTGGCACTGTATTTTGTACCGCAGACATCATGTTTTGAACAAGTCCTGGATTCTGTTTAATCACGTCATTCATGTTTGGCATGACCGATTTGAACATACTATTCGTCAAATGAAACATCATCGCTGAGCCTCCAAGCATCATAATCAGTTTGATTTCTGGGGCGACGTGCATTTTAGATCTATATTTCACGTATAATTCTTCGAATACTTCATCGTAATCGTCGACGTTTTCCATGACGTTTTCAGACCACCCGTCAAGTTGGATCTCGAATGGGTTATACTTCTTATTCATAAACTCAAGACCTGTCGTACACGCAATAAGCATACGTCTCGAAAACTTAATCGATTTGTCTACATCTATACTATATGTTATTCGTTTTACTTCGTTTCTAAGTTCGTCTACAGGGGAATAAGCATTCAAACGCTTGTTGACAGTAAACCCCTTTTTTTCCAAACGTCCAAGTTTGTTGACGAGATCCGCTTTCTCTTCGTCAACCGTCTTAAAACCTGGTGATGGTTTTTCTTCCTCCTCTTCCATCATGTATCCACCTCCTCCACCCCCGTAGTCCATATCGGGTTCGTCGTCGTATTCATGATAATCAACGGGTGCTTCTGGTGGAGGTACAGATGGTTGTGCTTGTTTATTTGGGTTAGCAAATGAGTCAATATCTTCCTGGAAAACCTGGGGTTGTGGCGCTGTAAATTGTGTTTTCATTTGAGAAATTTGTTTTTTTACAGGCTGACGTCGAGGAACATCAATTTCAATTTCGTTCATCAGGGCCTGTTCACTATCATCAAGTTTCATAACATTTGTATTTTTACGATCAAGAATAATTTCACCGTCCATTACTATTACTCTTTATATTGAAACTATTCTAATCTCTTTAACGCACTTTATAAAAAATGTTGATTCAATATAAATGAAACTTAACAACACCAACAGAAATACGATCAGAGCTATATTCATCGTCATCGCAATATTGTGTGTTCTCACAATGTTCCGTACCAGCGGGTACCAGGGTAAAGATGTCGAAATCGAAACCGTCAATACGGGTTCGCTCTTCGATATCCCATCGACCCAAGAATGTTTGGGTGATGCATACTATTCCGACAGTAAAGGTGGTGTATGCAACGGTCAAAAACTTGTTCAGGAACAAGCGGGGTATAAGATGAAGTAAAATCTCCAGTATATATAAATGGCTTTAGTGACTAGTCAATCCACTTTACCCGATTTCGAATATGAACACCATACTATAGTTGTTGATAACACAAATTTAGCAAATAGTCAAAAACCAAAATTTACCGCTTTTCTCCCAGCAGTTTTGGAAAATATTGTACAAGTACAATTAATTGCTGGTAATTTTACTGGTTTGGGATTTTCACCACAGTTAATAAATTTACATATAGATCAGTTAAACACACCGTTTTCTCAGTACGCAAAAGATACACTCTCGTCAACTAATCAAATTAAAATACAAAATCTATTTGGTAGTTTTGTAACAAATAACACTACTAGTTATACTTTTAAAAACGAATATCCAATTATCCAACAATATTATAACCCAATTCGTAAACTCGATAGATTATCCATACATTTTTTAACCACTACTGGTGCAGAATTGGCGATCGGTAACGCTTATCTTATATTTAAATTCATTTGCAAAAGAAGAAACGTATCCTATTAATTATGTCAGGGCGTCGCTAACTTGTATTTTTAACCTTTTCTTATTATAAATGTCATCTGGTATTGTTCAACTTATAGCAATTGGTGCTCAAGACGAACACATTATGGGCGAACCAGAAATATCTTTTTTTACGTCAACGTTTAAACGACATTCTAACTTTTCACAATCCGTTGAAAAACAAACTATTCAGGGAGATGTGAAAGCGAATTCTATGTCATCTATTCGTTTTGATCGAACAGGTGATATGTTAGGGTATACATATCTAACAATTGATAATAATACACAGGCGCTTGATATCCAGAGGTGGGATACACTCATAGATAAAGTTGAACTTCTTATCGGTGGACAAGTTATTGATACACAAGATGCTATTTTTACCGAAAAAATAGCAATCGATACGTTTGCAACAAACGTTTCAAAAAGTGCGAATGGTACACATCCAGGTGTAAGTGCTCGCTCTTATTTCTATCCATTTAGATTCTTCTTTTGTGAAGGTGCACAATGCGCTTTACCCATAGTGGCTTTACATTACCATAACGTCGAGTTACGTATACATTGGGGACCAAATGCGGGTAACTATAATTTCGAGTGTTACTCAAACTATTATTACCTCGATAACGAAGAACGCGGTAACCTTGTTTCGCGTAATCATAATTTAATTATTACACAGGTTCAAAAAAGTATTCCGTCGAATGAACTTTCACAAGAATTGACTTTTAACCACCCAGTCAAATATCTTGCATCTTCAGATACAACGACCGAAGGGGCGTTAACGTCAACAACCAATAGAATAAAGGTTGAAATAAACGGTTTAGATATAGGTAATTTTAAATGGGCGAAACCACACTTTATAGACGTTATGAACTATTATCATACAAACTTTGTTACGTCCCCCGATTTTTTCTTATACTGTTTTTGCTTATCGACGAGTTCACTCCAGCCGACAGGAACGCTCAATTTTAGTCGATTAGATTCTGCAAAGATAGTCAGTCAATCCATGATCATTAGTGATCCTATATACGCAGTCAACTACAATATACTTCGTATTGAAAATGGTATGGCTGGTCTTATCTATGCAAATTAAAATACATACTTATATTAAATGGTTAAAAACATACCGACCATCGAGCGGTCTACCAAAATCCGGTTTGGTAAACATGCTACGGATGACCAGGCTGAAAACACGATTGTTTTTAATGCCTCTAATGTTGCCATAGACGCTTCAACTGCAGGGGGTGTTTATGTAACACCTATGCGAACAGTTGATCCATCTACACCAGAAATAACAGTTTTGAGTTACAACACTATAACCAAGGAAATAGTCAACTCAGATACGGCGAGTGCTGATTTATTTAACTCAAATTTACATTTCGTGAGTCAGAGGGGTAACGTCACGTCTAATACTTTACAATTCACAAACCCAACGACCGCTTTTATAACAACCGGGGGTGTTGGTATAGGTTCTTCCGTTTTAATAGACTCTAGTGCGGATAATAAAATTCAAGTTTCGGGAACTATCAAGACAGGTGCACTTCACGCAGATAATATAGGTATATCAAATACTTCACCCGAACACGCGTTAAGTTTAGGTAATGAAGGACAACTTCGTTTGAATGTACCCACGGGATCTATATATGCACTCGAAACTGTCGGTAATGTTAGTGCACAAAACTATATAGGGGATGGTGGACTTCTTTCAAATGTAACTTTACAAACTGTTACGGATAAAAGTAATATTACATCAAATACACTCCAACTTACAAATCCAACAACATCACTCAAGGCATATAGTAATATAATTGTCGATGGTAAAATTACGGTAGGTACACCTATAGAAACGACTAGTGGTGGTACGGGTCATGATACTTATATACCAGGTACAATACTTTATGGTACAGATACAGGAACATCACTCGGACGACTCGTTCCTGCAGGTTCTAATCAAGATGCCGGTAAATTTCTTCGACTTGATGCTAGTGATATACCCGAATGGGCAGAAGTTCCACTAACTCTTGATGCCGTTCTCGGGGATACAACCGCGATTTCAGATGGGTCTATGGATTTAACAGGTACAGGTACAACAATAACAACCGCCGGTAAAATAAAAGCCGCCTCTTTCGAAGGACTTGGTTCTGAACTTGACGGTATTAATGCAGCTAATGTAGCACCACTTACCGGGACATTCACAACCTCTGTTTTACCTATCGTACCCGTAACCAAGGGTGGTACAGGTTTAAATTCAGTCTCTACCGGTGACATACTATACGCATCAGGCACTGATCAGATTGGGAATCTTGCTAAGGGGACTGCAAATAAAGTTTTACAAATGGATTCTGCTGCAAATTTACCTGAATGGACATCGACAATAACGGGTTCTACACTCGATGATCCAACAATAACCGGGGTAATTACAATCCCCGGATTAAATACTAACAGTATCCCGTTTACGAATGCGTTAGGAGAATTAGTATCAGGTACAAAGCTCCAATTCGATGGTGTAGATACAATGACGATTGGGTCTAATCTTACCGTTTCGGGTAACTTACTCGTACAGGGAAATACGACGTTTCAACATACACAGAATCATACTATTTCCGATCCACTCATTGAGTTAGGTAACGCGAACGCGAGTGATACTATAGATTTGGGTGTTATAATGACGCGTCCGACCTCAAATGTAGTTGCTGGATACATGGGTGATGAGAAAAAATACGTTATCGCGTATACACTCAGTGATCCACTTAGTCCTCATATCGTTCCTACGAACGCGACGTCGGATCAATTCATGACTTTGAGTGTTGAAGGTGGTAATGTTTTGGCGGGTAACGTTATCACGACTTCACCTATAGAAATGTCTAGTGGTGGTACCGGTTTAACTTCTGTAGCACAAAACGAATTGTTATTAGGTCCAGCGTCTGGAACTGCGTTAGCTAAACTTTCGGCTTACACGGGTCCAGCAGCTGTTACAGTTCCACCAAGTGGAATGTCAAGTACTACACAAACCATTGGTGGTATTCAATATACATCATCCGCTTCTACGACCGGGTCAGGTACGGCAACCAACAACGCTTTTGATCATGATAATACTACCATATGGCGATCTTCTGTCGAAGCGGGTGAGTCTTATGCCAGTATGGATGGTTATTATGGTGGGTCTAACACCACTGGATCTTATTCTGGTGCATGGATACAGTTATATAGAGCAACTGCAATCGCACCCACATCTATTCAAATAATTCCAGCGCAAACAACCTCCATCCCCGCACCAAATGGATGGAAAGTATTTGGAAGTACCAACGGTTCATCTTGGACTGAAATACATAGCTCATCTACTGCAGTCACATGGAATAGTGGAAATGGTCACACAGCGACAATATCGGGGTCTGCTGCATACAACTATTTAAGACTTGCTGTTCAGTATTCGACGATGGCGAGTAGTATGGGTACGATCGCTGTTTCTGAAGTTAGATTTTCAGCTCAAGGGACTGGTCCAACTGAAAAATTCCTTAGAAGTTCAGCTGCGGGTATAGTGTGGGATGAAGTTTCTTCGACTTTACAGACTATTACAGATGGGGGTGCAACAACAACACAAACGGTCGCTTTCAATAACACAACCACGGGTTTAACATCCGCGGGTGATATTGACATTGCAGCTACAAAACAAATTGATTACGCCGGTGATGTTTTACTTAAATCGTCGGCAGGTACAGTAGCATCTTTGAAAGTAAATAACGCGATAAAACTTGACCCGGCTTCTGGAGCTCTTATAGTTCCACCAAGTGGAATGTCGAGTACTACACAAACCATTGGTGGTATTCAATATACATCATCCGCTTCTACGACCAGGTCAGGTACGGCAACCAACAACGCTTTTGATCATGATAATACTACCATATGGCGATCTAATAACGAACCGGGTGAGTATTACACAGGTTCAGGAAATTATAATGGGTCTAACACCACTGGATCTTATTCTGGTGCATGGATACAGTTATATAGAGCAACTGCAATCGCACCCACATCTATTCAAATAATTCCAGCGCAAACAACCTTTGCCGCACCAAGTGGATGGAAAGTATTTGGAAGTACCAACGGTTCATCTTGGACTGAAATACATAGCTCATCTACTGCAGTCACATGGAATAGTGGAAATGGTCACACAGCGACAATATCGGGGTCTGCTGCATACAACTATTTAAGACTTGCTGTTCAG